CAATACAGCAGAGCTGATAGTTATTGGAATTCCATCTGAATGGACTGTGCAATTCCACTACTGCACGAAGGGCAGAAACTGCTATGCCTACAACGCTGCAACTACGGTCAAGCTCATCTAACTTTGCCAGCAATTCATCGTGGGTCATAACTTACCCGCCCAACCATCACCTTTGAAGACTATGCCGGGCGCGGAAAACTTGCGGGACATTTCAGCGCCGCAACACTTGGGCGGTGTGAAAGTCTCCTCGAATCGTGCGAACACTTCTTCGGTCTTGTTGCAGATTTGACACTGGAATTCGTAGCTAGGCATCAGCAATCACATCCACAGTTGCATCCTGATTCCCGACCTTTAGCCCCTCGCGGGTTGTCGTCCAAGTACCGTCGGCGCTTGCGGGAAATACCCTCGGCAATCACAACAGTTCCCCCGATGATGATCAGCGCATAAATCGCGCCGAATGCGTATTGCAACATTTTTGCCCCTTGTCTCTCGTGTGGTCTTGCGTGCGCTGGCGAGGAATCGAACCTCGCGTCGGGAATGTCTACAGGAAACCGACGAACCATCCAGCGCTGCCGACATCCCCCTAGATGTCAGCGTCCCGGGTTAAAACGGCGTTGCTGATTTCGCGCCGAGTTGGGCTTGAAGTGCAGCAAGCACCGCAGGGTCAACACCAGCAGTCGAGGCAGGTGCTACTGGTGCAGAAGTGATGAAGCCATCTCCGGGGACAACTTTCACATCGAAATGCTTGAGAGTCTTACCACCGGCACGCTTCTCGAGATCGGCGTAGGTGATGGTAATGGTGTCGCCCACGTTCGGACGTTTTTCAGCCAGTGCTGCCTTTAGGCGTACTTGACCAGCGGTGAGTGTTTTCTCGCCTTCCGCTGTTGAGAGCACCAACTGAGGAGAGACGCTGCCGTCTTCCCACTTGTGTGCTCCGATAGAGAGGACCTGACCAGTAACGGTGTCGCCTACATTCTCGAATTTGATGTAGTCACCGCCTACCTTCATGCCGGGTTCGTCCCATATTGACATGGCTTACCTTCTTTCTGTTCTGGGTTGGGCTGGTAAATCTCCACCGGGACATCCGACGGAGACATCTGTTGATCCGGGCAGGTAGTAAGAGCAGTAATGGCAGAACGATTCCGTCGCTGGCAACATCTTGAGGGCATTACTGCCACCCGCTGCCACGATTTCCTTCGCTTGCTTGAGTCGCTCGATTCCCGCTGCCGCGATTTCGATATTGAATGGCTCGGACCATATATGCAATCCTCGCAGAGAGCCACCACGAGGTAAGAAAACGATGCAGACATCCTCGATGAGGATTCCCTCGCGAATGAGGCCCCATGCGTAGAGGTGCGCTTGTGTGCGGTACTGGTCACCAACGCCGTCGGCCTTATAGCGCTTGAGGCTGGAATCTCCCACGACCTTCCAGTCGATGACGCATTTGCGCTCGAGGTCGACAAGGTCGCAGCTGCCGCCAAAATCGAGGTCGGGATCCACGGTGACTCGGTGCTCCACGAGATAACGCGGTTGTGGCAGAGACTCATTCAGGCGCTCATAAACGCCCGCAAGATAAGCGTGGACTGCCGTGCCAATCGTCGCCAACCAAGTGTCCGACTGATTGGTCGGTGACGTCTGGGTCAGGCGGTAACCGATTTTGCGGACGCACGCACCCCCGACCTCGGATGGACCGACGGCCTTTTGTAGCGAGCGAGCGGAATTTGCTGATGCGCTTCCGATATTGACTCGAACCTCGGTCGCTAGATTGTGGATGTCAATCATTGTCGTCCCCCTTGATGAAATACCATGAAGCCCAAAAGTAGGAATTCACGAAAATCTTAAAACGCAACCGGCGGGTGGCGTGGTCTTTCCATTTGTGATGTCCGATGTAGCTATGCAATCCAGCTTCGGTGTCGCAGAATGCTCCGCAGAGAAAATCTTGCAACTCCTCGACCTTGTTGTATTTTCTCACAACTCATCGTCCGGCATGATGGGTCGGAATTGTCTCATGCGCGTTGTCACGGTACAGGACTCGACTTGCTCGGGTGTGAGGATTTCTTTTGCCTTCTTGCCGTCGAAGCGCTGTTGCTCGATGTAGGCGAATTTGATGACTGGGTTGCCGTTGATGGTTCCCAGCGGATTTTCGCCGAGTGCCAGCTCAACGTGAGCTCTGGCGATGTCGGCCTGCTCCTCGAGTTTCTTAATCTCGAATTTTATGCGGTTATATTCGCCGAGCCATCCTTGAACGGATGCTGGAAGCTCGACGGCGTCGTCGATAGTGAATTCTGACATGGTTTCCCCTTAGTAGAAGTTGTGCTTGAGTTCGTTGGCTTTTGCAGCGCATGGTCCACCAGAACCGTAACGCTCCGAGATATAGGCAAGCATCGCCACCAGTTGAGCTTTCTGGTCGTTCGAGTGCTTTATTCCGAGGTTTCTGTAAGTGGATGCGAGAAGCTGCCCAATTCCTCGCGCTGAGCTGGTCGGAGACTTGGCATAAGGATTCTCATGCGACTCGACCGTCATGACATATCGAAGGCATTCGTACTGCTTCGGGACCAAAAGTTCCCGGGCAACTTGATCCGCTGTGGCGTCGGTGAAGGCCACTTCGTGAGTGATGACCAACGGCGAGTGGATATGGTTGATGACGAATGCGACATTGACGCCAAGCAAAATCGTGAGGAATAAACGAAGACCGAATTGCCACCAAGTAATCATCGGTTTATCCGTTCCACTGCTTTTTTGTATCGGATGATGGCCGTGACAACACTGTCAGCTTTGATTCCCAGAATATGTCCAATTTCTTCGTTTGTGTAGCCTTGTTGCTTGAAAGAGACAGCTCGCGCCCCCTTGGAATGGGCGACTCGTCCAGAAGCCTTTCGAGGTTGGAGACGAGTTCGCTCACGTTCAGTCTGCCCGCCCCATATTCCGTCTGGAATTGCGTGATCCACGGCGTATTTGAGGCAATCCACTTGGTGATCGCATCGTCCGCAGATTGACTTGGCGTGGGGAGTGTTGATGCGCCGTTCTTCGCTAGTTTCCGGGAACCAGAGCTCTGGGTCGACTTCCGCGCATAACGGATTGTCGAAGTCTGGAAAATTCTTAAAAATTTCATTCAGCATTCCTGTCGCCGTATCCTGCTTCTCTGAGTAGTTGAACGATGTCGGAGATGGACATAACTGCCCACCAATCACCGGGCCGAGTTAACCCGACTCCGTTAGGTTTTACAACAAGGATTCCGTAGTCGGCCTTAGCGTGCTTGGTCTCGAGCTTTGTCTCCTCAAGCCATGCAGGGATTTTGTAGGTGCGATGGTTCTTGACTTCCCATGCCAGACACGGAGTTCCGGTGACATCTCCGAGATCCTCGCCTGAGTTTCCCCCACCCAGTGCGCGGCGCTCTGCCCCCGGAAATCCGTGACCTTGTAGGAATCTCACCAGAGCTGTCTCTGCTGATGTCCCCTTAGCCTTGGCCTTGGACACTAGCCCTTGACCGATTCGAGACGCCGAGACTGCTTGACGGATGGCGTCCGAAAAGTGGAATGGTGCGTGAGCTGGTAGAGAATCTCCTTGACCTTCTCCGCTTCGACGCGTGTGGTCTTGAGTTCGCGCTTGAGGTCGTGAGTTCCCTCGCGCTTGGAATACTGATAGAAGCTGCCAATATGGGTGAAGATAAACGCAACGCCAATCATGAGGGCTGCGAACACATCTGCATTCATTCGGATCATTAGTTATTACCTTTCGCCAATACATTCACGGTTACTGAGGATTCCTCGGCTGGCCAGAACATATGCTGGATACCTTGCTCGGTTTCGATTTCGATGATGTCGATGCCCCCGATGGATGCGGAAGACTTGAAAATTTCAGTAATGGTGCCAGTGAAGCTGAGGACTACTTGGTCGCCTTTGTTCATTTGCGGAGCGCCTTTTTGAAGTTGTGCCAATCCTCAATTTCGGTGTCGATGTCCTGTTGTGGAATGAACATGATTAGAGCTGCCGTACCCATGACGGCCAGAATTGTGATGACGATTCCTAGCACTACGCACCAACCTTGCAAGAAACTGCAGGATAGTGACAAGCGCAAGTCTGGACTTCGTTGACGCGGTTGAGAAAACAGATATAGCACTCGACTGCCATTTTGCCATTATCTGATTGAGCGGTTGAAAATTTGGTGTTGCAATAAACGCAATTTCTTGTTGCCATTTTGTTGCCCCTGTTCTGGATGCTTCGGGTTCCTGTCCCCTCGGCTCTAGGAGTAGTTCATCAGCGATCGGGGGGAATGTCAACAACCGTCAACTAGGCGATTTTGGCGTGTCTTGGAAAGACCCCAGCCGTTTGGTCTACTCGGAATCGAGTTTCAGGGACGGTTCTGGGGCCGATAATAGTGACCCCCTTGGTGCGCTTTGAGTAGAGGCGTAGGGGGTGCTGTAGGCCAATTATAGCCCCCAGAAACGACGAAGAAGCCCCCCAGCGCCGGCGAGGTGGCGTTGAGGGGCTTAGCCTTTACTTAGGCTTCGTTAGGTAAGGGTTAAGGGTTTTCGGTGGCGATTTCGCCTGAGATGGCCATATAAGCCGCGGCGTCGATGAAGCTGTCGAGATGCTCCGGGGACTCGATGAGGCGGGCAACCTTGACTTGAGCCATGCAGAGGGCCACTTGCGCGGCGCTAATCTCGGTCTCCAATACAACCGACCAGAGAGCGGCGATGCGTTCGTGGTTCACTTTCGGAGTGCCGTAATTCTTGTCACGGTCACCGTGAGTCAGCCGATTGGCTTCGTCGAGGATTTCCTTGCGGTTCATGAGCTTTGCCCCCTGATCGTCTTGCGTCCCCTTGGCCAAGTTGCAGGGAGCGCATAGTGCTTGCAAATTGCTTTCGTCATTCGTGCCACCCTTGGCGAGCGGAACGATGTGGTCAATGTGTGGCTCAATCTCGAAAAGACTAGCGCCGCAGTGTTGACACGTAAATCCGCAACGAGCCAAAATCCTCAACCGAACCGTCTGTGGAAACGAAATTCGAGTCGTGGATTTTGGCTCCTTGCTGGCTTTGATTAGTTTCTTAATCTCGGCACGGAGAGTCATTTCGTTTTAACGCACCGACATCCGTTGTGTTGACCGCGCTTGCGGTGCTTGATGATGGATGCGCTTTTGATGTCGAAGCCGTGCTCGTTGAGGAGCCGAGCGACTGCTGCCGCCGCGATGTCCTGTTTATCTACCAATTCCTCGAGGGCTTGTGCGTCTTCCTTGGCTAAATCAGCCACAATGCGGTTGACCTTGCACGGATAGCCTTGTTGAAGTGGTGGATCAGCGAGGAATGCCTCGATTGCTTTGCGAAGGCTCAAGTTATGCCGCCGGAGCCGCCGGAGCTGTTGGAGCTGTTGGAGCCGCCGGAGCTGTTGAAGCTGTTGGAGCTGCTGGAGCTGTTGGAGCTGCTGAAGCTGTTGGAGCTGCTGAAGCTGTTGGAGCTGCTGGAGCTGTTGGAGCTGCTGAAGCTGTTGGAGCTGCTAAAGCTGTTGGAGCTGCTGAAGCTGTTGGAGCTGCTGGTGCAGGTGTGGTGGCCTTTATTTGAGCTTTGCCTACCTGATAAACAGCAATAAACTTCTGAGCCTTAGCGAGCGCTGCACCGATTACTGGTCCGAAGACAGAAGCGGCGGCGGCCTTAGCTACTCCGAGAGGATGATGGTCGCCTGAGTACCAGATACCAGCGGCAGTCGAAACGAATGCGATGGCGTAGTGTTGAGCGATTTTCGTAACTTTAGGAGAGATCTTCATGCTTGCCCTTTCTAGGCGAAGGTGTGGAAAGAATAACAGATTGAGTTAATTGACCCATTTTGGACGCGCCACGGCAACGACGAACGAATACTGGCGTTGCTTTTGATAGCAACCGTCTCCATTCGATTGGTTGACTCCCGGCGCTCCGGTGTTGCCTTCATAGGTGGTCAGGACACGGTGTTGGGTGTCGTTAGATACGACCAGACCAACGTGCTCCGCTTGCTTCTGACCTTCCCAGTTGAAGAAAACAATGTCACCAGCTTGAGCCGATGCAACTGGCACGAGTTGATGAGTGGTGGTGAAATGGTTGACCGCTGTTGGGCAGTAGGCGAAACCCTTCGGGGATTGGATCCCAGCGATGAGCGCTCCTGCACCAGCTTGGTTGAAGCAGTAGGACACGAACATGGCGCACCAAGATTGGTGGTTCTCGCCATACCATGCACCGAAAATGCTGTCGTTATTGGGGCCTTCTTTGTAGCCCTGTTGGACATATTTCTTGGCAATATCTAAGACGGCGTTGGCTTGAATGGACAATGTGACTCCTATTGGTAAATCAGACGCTCGGCTAAGTCGCCGGGGGTAACGAGGTAATCTTCTTTGCCGAAAAGTGGAATTCCTGCTTTGCGGTAGCACTCGGCCACCAATTCAGAGCAGATGTATCCATTCTTCGTCGAGAGATATTTCATGAGCTTGGTGTTGGCGAGGATTTTCAGCCCCAGAATACGGAATCCAAGATCAGCGATGACGAAAAACCCATAGGGCTTGCCGATAATCTGCCGAGCTTGGGCAACGATAATCAACCGCTGCTGGTCGTTGAGGACCTCGTGTTGATTCCAAGCGACGTGAGGATATTTCGACAGCGGGCTGATTTCGACGCCTTTAGGGTTGGCTTCGATGATTTGGTCGCCGCCGATATAGATAAAGGCGTGATTCCAGCGGGAGAGAGTGCCGATACGAATCAGCTTACCCATCAGCCCGCTGGTCTTGACGCAACCGTAGTCCCCGACTCGGGGCTTGTAGTTACTCATAGTCTTCCAAGCTGTCAATCAAGTCCCGAAGGTCATCGGTCTGATTACGCTCGAGCTTAAGGATGTGTCGGATGATCTGGGCGTCCCGCTTAGTCTGCGAGAGCATGGAAATACCGACAATCAGCTCGATGATGACTGCGATGAAGCTGGCAATAAGCTGCCAGTGGACATAGGACGAATTATCCTTGAACCAGTGCGGACGAATCCACCAGACAATGCTGAGGACGGTCCAGAATATGATGAAAAACCAGTTACGGATGACTCCTTGAACCTTCCACGAGACTTGCTCGCTAAAAGTTAAAACGTCACCGGTGTCTGGGTGGATGAATTTCTTCTTAAACATCAGAGCCTCGCTTTCGACGAATGCCCCTGTTGCCTTTAGTTTCGGCCTTGATAATTTGTGCAATTACCCGATGAAAAATCCACCAGATAACGCCCCCGATTGCTCCTATTGAGAACGTAAACCCATAAAGGACGTTCGCCAAATCTGACCAGTCGTTAAGTGTTATTTAATTGTTCCTTACTGTTGAGGTTTATCCCCTGCCTCTATTTTACCAAGTAACAACTTCAATGTGAGGTTTTCCTGAACCAATTCTCCTATGAGTTGTCTGAGACTTGCAATAATCTCATCGCTGCTCACTTGTGGCATTACTTAGATTCCAATGTGGCAACACGAGCAGTTAATTCCTGAACGGCTTTGATAAGTGGTGCGATGAATTGTTCGTAAGAAATGGATTGAGTGGAATCAGGTTTTGTTAAATCATCCTGAACCCAACCAGCAAAATCTCCGACATTCGCTGCGTCCAATGCCGCTTTAACTTCTTGGGCAATAAGACCGTAATGCGTGCGCTTTCCAGCAATAGATGTGGTCTGGACAATGGGCTTGCCGTTGGAATCGGTGCCTGTGACAACTGGTTCACCCTTGTCATCGAGGACAATCTGACGGCTGCCTTCAATCCACTGATAAGCAACCGGGCGAAGCGAGTTGATGAAATTTAGGCCCAGTGGGGATGTGACCACGTTTGTCTTGAGTCTGGCGTCTGAGGTGGTGATTGTGGTGTTGTTGGCGTAAACGTGAGACCAACGATAAGAACCAGAGATTCCTAAATTCCAAGTGTTGTCAGTAATCGGTGACCAGCTTGTGTTGACACCATAGCCGCCAGTAATTCCAGCGGTATTTTGGACAGTTAAGCTGTAAAGAGTAGCCAGACCCGAAGTCAAAATTGTTGCGGATGAGACTTGGCTCACGGCAGAGACGTTCGCTCCACCAACGGTTCCGCCTGTGGTGATATTGCCAGAACCAGATGAAAACCCACCACCCGAGGTCATGCTTCCGATAGTGACTATATTTCCAGTCGATGAATCAAGATAGGTCAACCCTGAATTCGTCGATATTTTGCCAGATACTAAATTCCAGCCAGCAATTGAACCATCTGCAGCGTTAACCGTTCCCGTAACCGATGCGCCGGTACACCTTAACGCTCCGGTGGTTGCATCTACAGTAAAGTTTCCGGATGGGTTTGTAATTCCCAGCGCAACGGTAATCGTTCCCGCCAAAAGTGCGCCGACGTCAACAGAAGAAATCGTCTGATGGCTAAGAGCTTGCGAATCCCAAGATCCACCGTTCCATTTATAAACGCCAGTAATGTTTGACCCGCTGACAATGAACCACGTGTCACCAGTTTGGATGTTGCTGTAACTGCTTGGTGATGATGATGAATAGGTGACTTTATTCTTGCCGTTGGCTGACGTTACAGCGTTGCTGGCGTTGGTGTTCGCCGTGGCAATCGCAGTGTCTTGAACTATGGCCCAAGTGCTTCCATCCCAACGGTGTTGCTTGTTTCCGTTGCTAAGGTCGAACCATATGTCGCCAATGGCGCTTGCTGTTGGTGTCGGGTTAGCATAGAAGGTGGTCGTGGTCTGAACCGTAGCGATTCCGCCAGCGTCAGTCTGGAAATCTGTCGAAACGTACCAAGTCGAATCAGGAATCGGCGTGTTGGTGATTTGCGGTGCTAATGGCATTCCGTACCCCTTAAATCGTAATTGAATATGGATTCATCGGTGAGGTCATGAGATTCGTGCGCCAGCTTGTTGGGCTGATGTCGTGATCGTAACCTTCAACAACGGTGTAGAGCTCGAGTGTGCGACCGTCAACGGTGGTGCGCTCGACGGTGACTTGGTCGCCGATTTCCAGTGAAAGAAAGTCAGGATACAGAGTGCCGAGAGCGAGCGCCTCGAACTGGACTGACTGGACGAGCGGTTGAGGATTGTGGTCTTTGTACGCCAGATACTTTGCCAAGTTATCGGCATCGCTGTCGTTGAGAATGGGTGCGTTGATGGTGACCGTCTTGAGGCCGAATGCGGTGGTGGATGGAAGATGGCGGAATCGGCGTTGTGTTGCACCGTCTCGCTGGATGATGGCTTCGTTGATGACTTGATAGGTTCCCGGCGTCGTTTCCAGTGTGTCATATTCGACAGTATTGGTGGCGCGAGAATCCGAGACCAGAAGCCGAGTCGGACGGTTGAACTTGTCGGACAATGGCAAAAATGTAGCTACACCGTCGCGGCTGATATAGAAGCGACCAGCCTCGCACGACACGCACTGCTCGATGATGGATTGCAAGGTTCCCGACTGAGTCGTGGCTTGCATCTGTACGGATCCAGAGAGATTGGTTGAGCCAGTCCAGTTGGCATAAGTCAGCATCCGCCCGACACGAGTGCTGGTGGTCTCGCCACTGTACGCAGCTGGTGATTGGGCGGCGGCATACATCTTGGACAAGAGGGCAATTCCGTCAGTGAAGACCATCGTGGCCGTTGGCGAGAATCCTTGGTCCACCGTATTCGTCTCTAAATAGCCCACGAACAGCGTGTAATTCGTCGATGACCATGTAGCTACAACTTGCATTTGCAAGCCCGCTTGTAGCTGATTGACGCCCGATATGACATAGGGAGAGCCTGAGCCAGTGTATTCGGGGTCATAGTAGCCAGAGAGGTTGTCAAGGATAACCGTGGCAGAGCCCGGGTCATTTTTCTGATCCGCACGAGAGCGACCGCGCTTGATTTGAAGCTGGCGCATATCGTTGGAGTTGACCGTCACCCATGATCCGTTGATGTAAAACTGAATGGCGAGCGCCGGTGCGTTTGTGCCGTCGAATGCTGCCATGCCTACAATCCTAGCGCAGCGATGGGCGCACCCTTACGGCGCAGAAGTTGAGCCATTTCGTTGCGAACTTGAGCGACCAAGTCCTTCTGTGCGATGACTGAGCCTTGGACGTTAATGGTGACATTCATTCCCTGACCAATGCCAGCGCCAGCTTTAGAGAGCGGAACGACAGCCTCGGGACCAGCTTCGCCAATCATGGCAATCGTGGGAGAGTTGACGATTCCACCATCGGCCAGCTTCGGAATCTTCGGGATGTCTATGCCGAACTCGAAGCCACCAAGGAATTTCGGCAACTTAATGTGAATCTTGTCCATGGCGTCAATGGCGAAGTTGATAACGTCAATGACTCCGTTGATTTCAGCCTTGACCAGATAGATGATGCCCTTGATGACATCCACGACCACGTTTGCGGCGATTGCCACGGCTTTGAATGCGCCTTCGAGGACTACCGCGAACACTGGCGCCAGATAATTCATGACGAAGGCAAAGACATCTTTGAGAACTGGCAGAAGTAACTGGAATAAGGTTTTGACATCGTTGAAGACCGTGCCAATAGACTTGCCAATGGATCCGAATGCTGATGCCTTGCCACCGGTGGACTCAAAATGGTCACCGAGGTCGGTGATGTATTTGACCAAGTCGCTGATAAATCCGATGACTGGGCTGATGGCTTCGCCAAGCAACTTGAATGCTGGCTTGAGAACTTCCATGAGCACCGGCACGACTTCGGAGAATCCCTTGGTGATGGCGGTGATGGCAGGATAAAGATATTGACCGAGCTGAACTTGAAGGCCTTGAACTGAGGCGTGGAATTCACGCTGAGCCATGATGTTTTTCTGTACGGCGTCGAGGTTGTCTTGACTAAGGACCAAGCCCATCTTTTGAGCTTCTGCCGAAAACTTGGCGATTCCCGCTGATCCTTGATTCAAGAGCGGAGCGAGTTGCATTCCTGACTTGCCGAAGATTTGCAAGATGTCGTTAGTCTTCTGGACGCCAGCTGGCATCGCCGCAATCTTGCCCGCAACTTCGGAGAAGATGGCGCTCGCTGACTTGAATTGTCCGTTGGCATCCTTGACGCTGACACCAATGGCCTCGAATTTCTTTTCGCCAGCGGTTGTGGCAGCGGCTTTCGCCATCTTGCCCAGAGCTGTTGCCAAGGTATCGGATGAGACGCCAGCTTCTTCCGCCGCGAAACGCAGTTTGGACATATCCTCGGCAGAACCGCCTGTGTAACGTTGGAGATTCTTGACTTCGGTTCCGACATCTTGAAATGCGTTGATGGAAGACTTGGCGAAGCTGAGGACATCCGATGCGGCATTCTGCATTAAGTTGGCAGAGAATACGCCAGCGGCGATGTCCTTAATTTTAGAAAAATGGCCCCCTGTTTCATCCGCAGCTTTGCCGACATTTTGGAGCGCCTTCGATGCTGAAACGTCGCGGCCATAGAGCGAGTACGTTAACGAGGTATCGTTCGCCATGTTATCTCCTAATCGTTGGACTGTGTTGCTGCAATAAGACTATTGAGAATCTCAAGCTCTATGTCCCAGACATTCAATGGAGTGATGCCGGGATAAAAGTGACAGAGAAGCGCAAGGTGCTTTCTAATATGTTGCCGGGTCCCGCCTCGAATTAGTTTTCGGCGGTTGGCGATTTTTTTGGATCAGAGTCACCCTCGACAGAGATGTCGTTGATGGCGTAATTGTTCAGGACATCGTCGATGCTGACGATTTTGCCCGCACGCGTCATGCAAATCCATGCCAGAGCGTAAAGAGCTTTGAGCTTGGAATAAGCAGGATTACTGTGGAGCTTGTCGTCGGAGAGAACGCCCAGAAGCGTCAATCCATCAAGCCCGAAGGCGTCCTCAATAGCAATAATTTCCCGACCAGTTGGGCCGGGAGTGTCGTTCTCTGTTGGCAAATTGTACGATTCGCCTTTGATGATGATTGGCATGATTTCCCCTTATTTCATGTTCGTGACTTCGCTGAGTGCATCTAGCACGGCAGATGTTACCTGCTTTTGGAAGTCTTCACGGTGCTTGCTAACGGTCGGCGCGAGAAATGGGTGTGGCTTTTGTGCTACCCATGCCTCACGATTGCCGAATACTGGGTGACGCCATGGGCGCTTGCGACGGCCTTCCATGTAGTAAGGAATGGTCCGAGGCCGTCCGCTGGCAGACATGAACTTGGTCGTAGAGACTCGGATGTGAACCGCTGCTCCACGACCTGTTCCCGCAAGATCTGCCTTGGTCGCGTTTGCGAGAGCTGCTCGAAGCCCCATCGTTTCCCCACGCTTTTTGCGACCTGTTTGTGCTTCCCGACTTGCGGGGATGTTGATTTCAGCCTGTTTGACTTCTTCAACGATTGGCTTGGCTGCATCCATGAGACGCTTGCGAAGCTGTTTTTTGATTTCAGGGTCGATATTGCCGAGAGCCTTGTAGAAGGCCTTAAATTCGGCTACATCGACCGTGAAATCGTCATCGGCCATATTAGAGAGCGGAATCGCTTGTCTGGTAGGTGATGGTAAGAGGTGCGTCTGTGCCGTTGTCGTAAGCGGTGAAAGTCATCGCCAAGTCAACAACTCCGGGACCGGGAACCTTAGGTGTATCAGCATCGAACTTGACGGCTGACACGGTGATGCTGAGGCTCTGCTTGTAGCTTCCAGCGATTGTGGCGCCAGTAAAGGTCAAGTTGAGAGCGGTGACAGAATCGCTGAGGTACTTGTTGAACAAGGTCAAGTCGGTGAATTCAGCGGTGAGCTTTCCGGTAATCTTGCGGAATCCGTTGATGACCTGTTCTGACTTAGCGCCTGAATTGCCAAGGTTGTAACGGTCGACCTTGAGGACGTTATCCACGGTCAGAGTGAAATCCTTCACGTTAGCGACAGAAGTGCCGTCAACGGTCAGAGCGCCCTCGGCGAAGTGGAAGATGGAACCGTTGGCTGAGTACGAAGCAGTCGCCAAGGATTGTGTTGTGGTGAATCCAGCTGCGTCAACAGTGAACTTGCCTGTAGCTAAGCCACCAGCGGCAACCGACAACTCCCATGAGGAGATCTTGGTTCCGGTCATGGTCTTAGGGACCACGGTGCCTGTGTATTCTGGAACGCCAACCTGAACGGTCAGAGACTTGGAATAGACATCGCCAAGAGTGAAGGCGTAAGAGTAGACGCCAGTGGTGAGTGTGGTTGGTGATGGAATGGAGCCTGTTGCGGCAGACAAGAGCAGACCGAGGCCGTTTGTAGGCAGGTCGAGCATGATGTCGCCAGTTGCATCGAATGTTGTGACAACACGACGCTGAGAGCGTGGAAGCAAGCCACCAGCGCGAAGACCTAAGCCCTCGACTGTTTTCTTGTTGTAGTTGATAGCTTCTGAGGTGAATTCGTAGAAACGAGCCACCGTGACGGCGGTGTTATATGTCGTCTCAACTGCGATTCCGAGTTGGGAAGCAATACCGGAGCCGATTGCCATGTTTTCTCCTAGTTGTTAGCTGGGGCAGCCGGAGCGTCCGGTGCTGGGGTTGATGGGGTTATCGAAGCAGCTGCCTGATCAGCGGCCGTCCAATTCTGTGTCTGCTCAAGCAGTGATGCAGCGGCTTCGTCGGAGACGTCCACGGTTGCACCAGCCTTGACTGTTAATCCGAGCGCTGGGATTACGACATCACCAATAGCTGAGATGTTTTTGATTTTTGCCATGATTTCTCCTTATGTTCTCGCACGGTAAGCAATAGTGAAAATGATGATACAAGCCGCACCAGCGTTGGTCTGCATATAGCGAGGCTCATGTGATTCCAGTCCAGAATACAACACCGAACCGCCGACGCTAGGGTCTGAACGCATGATGGTGTCAACTGCCGAGAGCATGGAATAAGCAGTGGTCCGAATAGCGGGAAGGTTGGTGTTATCGCCTGATTGGGCAACCAGCGTGCAATTCAGCTCGCCTTCTTCCCAACGCTTGTAATTACCGACCAGCTCCCAGTTATTGCGGAAGGTTCCTACCGAGACATCGCCGTCCTCGTTGCCATCATGTCCAATCGCAATCCAGTTGGATGGGTAGGAGTCGATGGAGACGGTAGGGCCGTCATAAATCTGAACGCCAGTTAAGGTTGAGGAATTCTGCAACGCTGAAATCACGTTGTTGATAAAATTCGGTAATGCTGTCGCTGCCATTTAGAGGATACCCGGCAACGAGATTGGATCTAGCAATTCCATCGCACGACGAGGCAGTGAGTAAGTCGCGCCAGAGTAGAAGTCATCGCCGTTCTGGTTGCGGCTAATCACGTTCATGGATCCGCGCTGTGTCTGCCAGAGATGGCGAACGATTTCGAGGACGCCTTGCTTAGCGGCTGGGTCAGGATTGACGAAACCCGAGACATAGCTGATGGTGATGTTCTGAGATCCCGGAGCCCAAATTCCGTAATAATTAGGCTCATTCAGTGAGCCAGTAGTGATGCGCCAGAGACGTTGACCAGTGTATTCCAGCGAGTAATCAGCCGAAGTCAGCAAAACGCCGTTTTCGTAGACCGAAGTGATGGACATAGCGCGAGGATGATGCAGACGGATATTGTCGACATTTCCGTCATAAATTTCGTTGGTGTAAGTCACGCGACCGAGAATGTTGCCAGTGTAACTCTGAGCCAGCGAAGTTGCCGCGTCAATCATGCGACGAAGCTCGTTGTCGCTGTTGGTAGTTGTCAGCGCGATGTTGAGGTGGTCCTTGGCTTCATCGAGAGAGATGATGGAAAGTTGGGTGTAATCGCGGACAGTAAATTCGTCGTAGTACGAGGACGCGTTAGATCCTGTCGCCAACCATGCAACGAGGTGACGGCCAGTCTGAGATGGCGTGTATACCGTGTCATAAAGTCCGGTAGCTGAGTTGGTAACGCTAGGAGTGACCGTGGTGCCATCTGGCAAGGTAATGGTGGCAACGACAGTGGTGGCGTTGGCGTTGTTACCGTTGGAGTCGGTGATTGTAACTCCGAGCGGAACCTGACTTCCGATGTCAAAAGTTTCGGCCATTATCTGCCTTTCATAGAAGGTGCATTGGAGACGTGAGAATTCATGTTGCCGCGATAGGCCGAATAGTTATAGGAAAATCCGTGTTGGTTATATCCAACGCCTGACGAGTTATAGGTGAAGTGAACCGTTCCCGACGCAGTCGATTGGCGTTCGGTCATGCTGGGAGCTTTGCCGACATGGGATGTCATGCTGCTTGCGCTCATTGGGCGGCTCCTTCGTAATGGATCAGGTTCTCCCCCAGTCGTTCATTATATGGGGCAAATTGGACAGCAAGGCGTCCGTGCTTTAACGCCACCCGATGAAGTCCCATGTTGTACGCGGCGATTGCGACTTGATCATGAGGCAACCAACTCCACGCATCGGACTCGCAGAGATAGGACAACGACTTATCGGTAATCGCAAGAGCCGAGAGAGCCGCCGCATACGATTGAGGCCATAGCTTCTGGGTGTAGTAATACTCCGCCAATTCGCATCGAGCTTCGCGTTGCTCGGGAGCTTCTGCAATCGCCCGAAGTAGCCAGCGCTCGCGATTGTGTGGTTCGAGCTTGGCCAAGTAACGCATCGAAGCTGCACGCTCTGGCTCCCAGACTGCTCGAGGCAGTGCAAGATGTCGGCGAAATTCCTTGATGGCTTCATCGTTCATGGAGTGGAAATACAACTCGCGGGCGTAATAGAACGCATTCCGGTCATCGTCGGGGTCTTCTTCGATAGCCAACTTGAGAAGTGGAAAGTATTGACCGCGTGACTTGGTCGTGTCCGGGTGGTGGTGAATCTCGAGCTTAATCCACTCCTGCTTTTCCTCACCCAGTGGCGTCAACACTTCGTGGACTGGATGTCGCCATTGGTATCCGTGGCGGGCGTGAATCTTGTCGCCGCCGTAGACGAGGTCTGGCGAGCCGTCGGACAACCATGACCATGTGTAGGAATATCGAGGCCGTGTGGTGCCTTCTGGGACCGATTCGAGGGCTTGGCGCCAGCCCGGTTGCAGGACTTCGTCCATGTCTAAGGCGATGGCGTAGTCGATGTCATCGGGCAAGGCGTCGAGTGATGCCTGTCGTGCGTGGTCGAATCGCCACGGCTTGACGGTGATGGTGCTTGTGTGGATGCCGAGTTTCTTGGCAATCTCCACGGTGTCATCTGTGGATCCTGTGTCGAGGATGTAGAGATGGTCCGCTTCACGCGCCGACTGATACCAACGCTCGACGAATTGGGCTTCGTTCAGAGCGATGGTGTAGACGGCGATTTTCAACGATGCCCCCTGATGGCGATTAAGCTGTTGGTGCGTCTGGGGCTACTTGCCAGCTAAGTGTTGGCTCATCCCATGTATAGAGTTTGCCGTCTGTTGGACAAGCGATAGGAGGTTCCCATAAATAACTATTTGAATTTAATGTAAAAGAGGGATAAGGCTGAGGAGCATAAAAACCTTTCCCATCCCAAGAATAACCAATTCCTGCAAAATTATAATTCAGAGCCTCTCTCCCATCGGGATTTCCATCTGAACCATAATGGACCCCTCCTCTAGTGTTATAGGAAGTTTTGATCCAATTTCCACCTAAATTATCTACAAGCCAAGAATATCCTTCATCGGAATCATTATTATTACCCACTAGAACACGAATCACTTTATTATCGTTACTGATTTCGGCAAAATGTGACATATTTTCTCCTTATGTATGAAATGTGCCGTTAGAAGTAAATGCGTGATAAACATATCCGCCAGAAATAGTTATAGTGCCGCCGGTTGCTCGTGCGGAAGAACCCGGGTATCTAACGATGATTAGACCAGAGCCGCCAGCGGGAGCTGGTGATGAACCAGCGCGCTCTAAAGCACCACCGCCACCGCCTGTATAAGCTAGGCCAGCAGACGCAGTTGATGAACCACCAAAACCGCCTCCGCCTTTTCCG